TCTAATACAGGCCTTACAACAGTCTTTAGGTTCTCATCGTACTTCTCTCCCCCAAACTCTTTGTCCTTCGCTGAAGTGTCTGCCCAAGTTTTAACTTGGTCACGCCATGCCTCTAAAGACTTCTGTTGTACCTTCTCCGCTACCTTCGTAAAGGTTGGAATAAGGTCGTCTAGAGCTTCTTGACTCACGGAATGCTTGTTCAGCAGTTCAAGGGTTTCTGCTTTGGTAACGTAGTCATCGGTGAAGTTATCCGGAAACTTATATTCAATGGGCTCCGGTTTAACTTCTTCTTCGCCTACTTTGTCCACAACCTTCGGTGGTTCAGGTGTGGGTGCCGGCTGACTCGTAGACTGCCCCTCTGTTTCCGCTACCTTTGGTTCTGGTTCTGTGTCCACGACAGGTTCGGTGTTAGCCTGACTGTCTAAAATCTTTTCTTCACTCATAAGATTAGTCCTCCTTCTTTACTTCTTTTAATACTTCAGGTAGCCAACTAAATGACTCCCTGTGTAACTCTCCATATACTTCCGGTCCTACCTGTGATAACTCGTCCATTATCATTAGCCCTACGTTCCTCATACCCTCGTTGAAATACGTGTAGCTATTCCCAGTCATTACTGAATGAAATACGTAACACCTTTCAAGCAAACCGTATATCCAACGCCTCCCTTCAACATCAGCTAGTATCTTTTTTAAGTCAGATACCCTACGCTTCCGCTCAAAGCTCGAACGCTCAAACGATAAGTCCGATGAAGCCTTCTTGTCCGAATATTTGTTGGCGTCATAGTCCCTACGCCCTTCATAGTTGTTAGATACCACCGCCACCAAGACCTCCCATCATCGCTTGCATTGCGTTCTGTCCAGAACCAGCCGAAATCTCGGACAATGTCTTGCCTTGCTTGGTCATTTGGTCTAACATGCTCATCTGTTCTGCCATCTGTTCTCTCTCTGCCCTTATCTTGCGTATGTCGTCCCTTACATTCGGCTCCCTCAACATCTTCGTTGGCACCTGTAACGCTGATAAATACCTCTCAACAGCAAAGTCAGGGTCTACAATGTCCACAGCTTCAGGGTACAACGTGGCTGTCTGCGCCACAAACGCCATACCTTGCTCAATCTTGCTCGTTTCTAACATCTTCTGCGCTTGCGCCAATACCGAAATGTACTCAATGTTCAACGGTTCTTCGGATATCTCTTCAGGCGGTGGCGGAACTAATCTGCCTCGTATCATTATGTTAATGCAACGCTTCATCGCTGTATCAAGATACTCGCTGTTCGCCCTCTCAAGCACAGGACTTAACATCAATAACTTCTCTTGCTCAAGCGCAACTATCTCACGGGCAGTTTTTTCTGCACTACCACCAGAACGAACCATTAAAGCAAGGAATAAATCCTTGTAGTACGCTTGGTCAACGAGCGTTTTTAACTCGTCAATGCTCGCAGAAATACCGCTTAAGTCCGGCGCAACCTCGTACAAGGGACTGATTCTTCCGCCCGACGACGACTGAAGATTAGAGTAATATGACANNCCACCCGGNGCNGCGTTTATTACCCTGCCCTCATCTGCCACATGCGCTTGCATTGGTGGGTCAACACTCTTTTCAATGCCTACTCCTCTGTCCCTGTACTGCGCATGCAACTCCTTGACATCTGGAAGTACTATCCAGCCGGGACCAAAACCATAGTCATCTCGTGCTGCGACCTCCCAACGAAATACAGCGAATGGCTGTTCATCGTACCCAGCCACACGCAACGGCTGTCCGTTCGGGTCGTCTAACATGCCGTACTCATAATACAAATCAAGCCAAGGCTTGTTCTTGTCAGTCTTGCTCGTTACATCTCTGCCATCGTTCGGCTCTATCATGTGAACTACACGCAAAACCTGACTACCTTGGTTGTTGTCGTACATGTTTCTCGTTCTTCGGGACACGTTCTCTTTGCCAAACTTCTCAACCATTTGAGATACAGTCATCTCAAAGTCACGATACAACCCGTTCACCCTGCCCGAAGAACTGCTGGTCAACGCATACTCGCCTATCCTTAAAGTTGTGGCTCTCACTACATCGTTGTAGTCTGGCTCATAAACAGTGACACCTGTCCCAAACGTGGGTGCTTGTGCCCACACAGAACCGGTGCCCTCATAAAAATTACTCTTGCTGAATACCATTTGGGCAGTTTCAGTCACGACGTCAAGCCACTCTCTGAACGGTCTGTACTTACTCATATCAGGGTCGTTCAAGCCAAGCCTGAACCATGGACGTACGGGCGAAGTCATTCCACCCTGAAGCCCAGCGGTCGTCGTACGTGCCGCCAACGTCGGCCACGACGTAACCATGTGTTCATCGCCACGACGTACCCTGCTACCATGAGAACGATTCAAAAACCTCCCATGTTGTGGAAGAATGTAATTAGCTAGGTCCTTCCATATGGGCTCCCAAAACTTTCTGTCGTCAAACGCTTGTTTGCGGCGCTTATCGTGAGCTTTCAAATCACCCTTGAAAGCCATGGCTACTCTTTCGGCTCATTCATAGCCTTACGCAACCTTGTTCCGTAAGGACTGTCAACAAACCCTTCCTCATCGCCACCAACCAAACGGTCGGTTATCCAAGTCTTGCCTATACCATACCTGCGTGCCGCCTTAGACCTCTCAGTCTGACGAGCTAAATCAAGCCTTGCGTCTCCACCACCAAGNGNNTTNTCCTTCGCATTGATTACCTGCGTAGAAGTTACCGGCTCNGGCAACGGCTCCATTTGGGGAACGCTTACACTAGGAAAGCACATTATTGTATGACCTCCTTCTTCCTCCGTGGACATGATGTTCTTCGCCACGAGTTTTATGTTCACCCCGACTAACGGGATATGAAAACGTAAGTGCTAAAGCGTCAGCTAAATCCGGTGAACGAACCTTCCTCGCCTTCATGCTTTGTTTACTTTCTAGCAACATTTTACCCGTATTTAACGAATATGTAAACTCTGGTGCTACCAAATCTTCCTTTAACGAAACATTGTTCGGTATGCAACCACCCTCGCTCAACCATTCCTTCATGTTCCACCACATCTCCATGCGCTTGTTGTGGAGCTCACCCTTGCTCGAAGCAGAAGCACTGCTGACACCTGTTACGTTGACCCCCATGCCTCGTAGACTGTCCACAACTCCTGCTCCAACACCGGTGACGTCAACGAAAACCCTGTCATGCTTCAACTCAAACGCAAACCGTGCAATCAAATCAGCGTACTCTTTCGTATCTATGTTCCGTCCTTCCCACAACAGCTCCGCATACAGACCCTGCCTCAAAAACAGAGCCGACCTGTCATCACCGAAGTACGATACGTCAGCGCCTAAAATCACAGGCGCATAACTGAAGTTCTCTCTCTTTAATACAGCGCCACGCTTCTGCGCCTCTTCCACAATGTCTATCGGTATGAACTGCGTGATTGACGCCCTCGGAAACTCACCCAACACACGCACACGATACACATCCGAACCCTCTCCATACTCCTCTTTCATCTGCTCAACGTACTTCGTGCTAACCAACGGACTGTCTAAACACGAGAAGTGCAACCTCGTCCACATGTTCCTCGCACCGTCAGACATATGAGTATCGTAAAAATACCCCGTAACCTTCGTTGGGTTGCTCGTCATCACGACCCTTGCATTCTGACCGGTGAGCGCACCTCGCATAACCTCAAACACCTCGTCCGGAACACCCGACGCCTCGTCAACCACATACAACAAATGCGGAGCATGGAATCCGTGCATGGCTGTCGGGTCCTCCCTGCGTGCAGTTCTCGCAACAGCGTACTGCGTACGTCCTATCTCGCCAGCCAACATCAACCTGTCATTCTGTATAATAGTGGCGTCTCGCAACTCCTTCGGCAACCTCTCACGCCATACAGACAGCTCCGCCCACAAAATGTCCCTCAACTGCGAAGCAGTGCTCGCTGTACATGGTACCCTGACGTTCAGTCTCGTCCACAAAAACCACAATATCAACCACGCCAGCGTACAAGTTTTCCCTACACCATGCCCCGAACGTATCGTGACCATCGCACCCTCCGGAGCACACGCCTCAAGCAACCTGCACTGCTGCTCCGTTGGCTCAACCTGCAACATCTCCCTAACAAAAAGCACAGGGTCATTCCTGTACCTCTTGAATATATCCGATAATCTATTTAATAGCTCTTCAGACTGACTACTCATTGCCTCCGTCTGCCTTGTTTACCTTGTCAGCCTTGCTCGCCTTGTCGGCCACAAACTCTTCCTCTATGCGCTTTAATAAAATCTCCGGACTAAATGTAACGTTCAACGTGTCCACAAAGTCACTCTCACTCTTCGCCAACAACTCGCTCGCCTTCAACCGGCTCCGTGGGTCAACACTCTCGTCACTCATTAAGTTCCCCCAAAACCTCTGACGCTGCTTCTTTGAACGTATCAACAAATCGTCCCTCTGCACTGCGTCCTCCACACCCTTGATAAAACCGTCCTTCTTCATTAAATCAATGGCAAAGCGTTCAGCCTCCACACCAACCATACCCACACTCTTGCAAGCCGCCACAACATCTAATCCACTGTTCACTAAATTTAATACAGCCTTCTCTAACTCCTCCGCACTCGGCTTCGAAGTATTTAAAGTATTTCGCTCAAGGTCCTCTGTTCTTTCTTCCTCGTCCACATTGTTTACATTATCCAAATTATCTAGAAAGTCCACAGTACACACCTCCCCTTTGAAACATTATCCACAACAAGAACACATTTGTCAAGCTTGGTCAGTACAATTTTGAACTTTGGTTCATTTTTGTTTATTTATTTGAACGAAGAGTTCAAATAATTGAACGGAGAATTAAAGTATTGAGTTCAAAGTACGGGGAAGTAATAGTCCTTTTGCCAAAAAGTGTGCGAATTTTGAACTGGGGTCCTAGGCTCGGCCGGCTTTCAATTCCCCCCCCTGCTCCTTTGAACAATGTACAAGGTTTTTTGACCATCGGACAGACAAGCCGGCACGATGAACAGGGAACAATGTACAAGGTGCAGCGCTCATTGTACAGCGGTGTCACGTGCTAAGATTATTTTACAAGTTTATAAATTTTTATAAATTGCCTATTGCATAAAGACTAGTACTATGTTATACTCTTATTGATAGGTTATATACTATCAATCTCATTTTACAGGGGGGAATAAAAAAATGAAAGATTATAACGGGTGGAAAAATCGACAGACTTGGAACGTGATGCTCTGGATCAATAACACCGAATACCTTTACAAACAAGCAGTCGAATTCATGAACAGTTACAAAGGATATAAACCCTATGCAGCATTTATTAACAAAATGGGTTTAGCAGAAGAGCGAACACCAGATAACATAAAGTGGCTCAGTACTCGTCTAGATTATAAGGCACTCAACGACGCAATGGAAGAATATAGAGAGGGGGAATAATAATAATGAAGTATTATGAATACAACAGCGGGGCGTATAAGGTTATTCTTTTAATTGATAAGTACAAAACAGTACATGACGCAAAAATCGAAGTTTATATCAATGATAAGTTAGCAGCCGAAAATAAAATAGTTGGACATTTTTATAAGACAAGAGATTGGATAGACACGAATAAGCGTACAGCGGAAACAGTGTTACACGATGTTCAAAAATATAAAAATTATGCAGATATTAACGGAACATTATATTTTTTCGAGAATCCAATAGAATAGGTGAACGGGGCGCAAGCCCCGTTCAACCACAAAAGACAGGGGGAAATAAAAATGTATATTAAAAAAGAATATGACTTTGGAGACTTAAAAAATAATAGTTGGGCTGGAGCAGTAAACACACTTGAAACTATTGAAGAAGCAGGAAAAGAAGACGAATTAATGAACTTATTAGAAGCTATCTATAGTGATGAAATACCGGAAGAAACAGAAGTAAACGACTTTCTATGGTTCGACGATGACTATATCTATGAAAGTCTAGACATTAAAGAGAAAGAATAATAGAATATTACCACACGAGCCGGCTTGTTGCCGGCTCATTTTTTTTGCCCTGCCGGGCCGGGCAGAGTGGCTATATTTTCTTTTTCAGTCAACGGTTCGCAGCTTTTTTTTCAGTCAACGGTTCGCAGCTTTTTTTGAAAAGTTATCCACAATGCGCAACTTTATAGTCAAAACTTTGACTTTGACCAATGTTGACCAATACTTTTTTGACCAATGTTGACAATCCTTGGCACCACCGACTTCTGTTTTTAGCGGACTAGTCTTATGGCTTTGACCAATACTGACCTTTATAGCGTGGGCTAGTCTAATCGTTTGACCAATGTTGACCTTCCCTGACCAATACTGACCAATGAGAGAGAGAATTTTCACAAGTGGCAAAAAAGGCTCAATGTCAAGTTAGCATTGGCTAATTTGTTTACACCTTGTATGCTTTTTCCTCCTTATAGACACAAAAAGTATAAAAACTACGTAAAAAGTGCAGCAATCCCGAATCCAGTAGTAGTCTACTGTGGTACACTTTTTCCCTTGTATTGAAATTTATTAAGCCTTGCTATGACTTGCTTTGGTACACTGGTACACATGGTACACTTAAAAAAAATTTTTTTTTTTTCTTTTTTTCATGTGTACCAACTGGACCATGTGG